ATATAGTTTTATTAAGTGATGAAGAACGTATTGCTTTTGCATGGGCGGGAAGATTGCGTGGGAAGTCTTACGAAGTAATTTTTTTAGAAATGCAGAAGAATTACCCAGGTCTTTTACCGCTTGATTACAATTTAACTAAATTACAAAAAGATATTTCTACTGCGCTAGAAAAACTGAAGCCTGCTTACTTAGAAACAGCAAGTGAACTTGTGCAGATTGAAGCGCAAAGATTTGATGTAATGTTGAGTTCTATTTGGGATAAAGTTGAAAGTGGCGATACACGTGCAATTGACACAGCGCTGAATATCAGTAAAGAACGTAGAAAAATGCTCGGATTAGACCAACCAGAAAAATTCAATGTAGATTTTCGTATTACCCTTGCTGAATACTTAAGGGATGGGAAATTAACTCCTGCTGAAATTGAAAGTGAATTTGGTTCAGAAATTTTAACAGAAGTTAATTACAAATTACTGGAGTTAAAATGAGTATTAAAACTTTGTTGGGTGATGATGTTTATAATCAGGCAAAATCTGCAAAAATACAATTAGCAAAGGCTAAGGAAGGCGCACTTAAAGCGCCAGAAGACCCTATTAAGTGGATGTTGGCTATTTTCCCAAGTATTTTTACAAGACCATTTGGGGAAATGCACAAAGAATTATATCGTTGGGCTTGGGGTGTTGAACCAGGTAAGATAGCCCCGCCTTTTGTTGCAATTTGGAGTCGTGGTTTCGGGAAGTCTACTTCAGTTGAAGCAACCACACTTTTTTTAGGTGCAACAGAACGCAGAAAATACTGTTTATATGTTTCTGCAACACAAGACCTTGCTGACCAACACTTAGCAAGTATTCGTGACATGGCAGAAAGCCCAATCGTAAATTCTTATTATCCAGTTTTTGCAAAACCAAAATTATCAAAAGAAGGGCACAGTAGAGGATGGCGACGAAATAGGCTTGTTTTTGGGAATGGCTTTGCAATTGACGCAATTGGACTTGATACTGCGAAGCGTGGTAGTAAAATGATGGATAAGCGCCCTGACCTTTTTATCTTAGATGACATTGATGAAAAGGGGGATGGGCCAGCAATTACACAAAAGAAAATTGACAGTGTTTTTACAAGTCTTTTGCCTGCTGGAAGTAAAGACTCTACAATTTTGGCTGTGCAAAATTTAATTATTGATACTGGAATTTTTGCAAAACTTGCGCAAGTTGAACCCCCGTTTATGAAAAATAGAATTTTAAGTGGGCCATTTCCAGCACTTAAAAATTTTTCGTGGCATTATTCAGAAAATAATAGTAGAATAAAGTTGAACGGTGAATTAACGTGGGAAGGTTTTAATCTTTCTGAATTAGAAGAAGTAATAAATAATATCGGTGTCACTGCTTTTCAGTCAGAGTACCAACACTTAATCATAGACGAATCTTCCCTTTTTGCAAACATTAAATTCCAAAGAATACCAAGAAATCAATTGCCTGAGTTAGTTTTTAAGGTGGTTTCACTTGACCCTGCTGTAACTTCAAGTGATGGAAGTGATAGTCACGGACTTTCTGTTTTGGGTGCTGATGAAAATGGAAAATTTTATGTTCTTGATGCTTGGGAAAAGCGTGCAACACCTGAATTAGCCCTTAAAAAAGCTTTATACTTTTGCATTAAGTATGGGGTTGATATTTTACAAATAGAAAGTAATCAGGGTGGCGATATTTGGTTTACAATTTGGGATAACATTTTAGCTGAAGCAGAATTAAGCGAGGATGAGCGTGTGCCGGGAATTGAACTTGTTAAAGCAACTTCTGCTACTGGCGGGAAAATGGAACGTGCTTCACAAATGTTAATTGACTATGAACTTAATAAAATTTTTCATGTTGACGGTGAACATTGTCAGGTTTTAGAATCAGCATTGCAAAGGTTTCCAGTAAGAAAACCTTTTGACCTTTGCGATTCTTTATACTGGTCTTGGCAAAAAGCCACTGATTCAGTCAGATGGGTTATTTAGGAGAAAATAATGTCGGATACAAAAATTTACACCCCTACCCTGGGGAAAGCTGTTACTGTAGACCAGTTTAATGATGATTCACTTTGGCGTGAAACTTACTACGGTGAAGCAAGGGATAAGTTTGCTGAAATTTCTAAGTCAAAAAGATTTAGAAGGGAAATAAGTACACTTTATAGATGTGTCGATATTCGTGCAGGTGCAATTGCACAAGTTCCTTTTACTATTTACAAATTAAATAATGGGGATGAAATTGTAAACAGTGCTAACTTTTGGTCAAATCAAAAATTTCACTGGCTTTCAACTTTGCCAGGTCTTTTGTATTTAACAGAATCTTCTTTACTACTTTCTTCAGAAGCATTTTGGCTTAAACAAGTTGGTATGACTGGGAAAGAATTAGGTTTTCGTTGGCTTGCAGCACCCTACATTTCCCCAGTTTATGATGAAAAGTTGGGCATTACTGGTTTTAAGAGGGAATTAACGACTGGAACTTCTGAAGATTTTTCTAAAGAAGAAATTGTTTATTTTCTAAATCAGAATCCCCTGGGTGAAATTTTACCGGATATGCCACAAGCATTATCTGCTGCAATTTCTGCTGGTGTTATTCTTAATTATGAAAAATTTGTTGACAACTTTTATAAGCGTGGTGCCGTTAAAGCAACAATCTTAAAAGTTGATAGAAGTGTTCCGCCAAAAGAAAAGGCAAAACTTCGTGAATTTTGGCAAGGTCTTTTGTCTGGTGTAAATAATTCATACAACACCGAAGTTGTTTCAGGTGATGTTTCGGCGGAAGTTGTTGGCGAAGGTGCGGGGGAATCAGAAAAGACAGAAGTTTTACGTGACAGACGTAAAGATATTGCAACTGCAATGGGTGTTCCATTTTCTTTATTGTTTGGTGATTCTTCAGCAAGTTACACTGCTGGCCCAACCGAAGAATTGAATTTCCTTAAGTACACTGTTAATCAAAGAATTAACTTGATTCAGGCTGCATTAAATGAACAAGTTTTTGTTAAAAATGGATTTAGAATTAGATTCTACATTGAACACTTGCCAGCATTCAGCGAGTTTGGCGTAACACGTGTTGATATTTTTAAGAAATACACAGATGCTTTGTTGCCAACTTCTTTAAGCGCCCGTCTTGCTGGCATTCAATTGCCTGATGGTGTTACTTACGACGACTTGGATACTTTTGTTGAAAAAGAACGTGAAAGACAATTCCAAGAAAAAGAAAGAATTGTTACAATTAACTCAAAATTACAGGAAGGTTCACAAGCAAATCAAAGTAAGAAAAAGCCAGAAGAAGACAACAACTTGAAAGAATTTTCAGACGAACTTGCGGCGTATAAAAAATGGCTTAAAAACAGAAACTGGATTGCGAACCCAGAAGATTTTAATGCAAATTTTTTGACAAAAGAGTTATTATATGAAGTTTATAACAACTATTGGAAGGGAAAAGAAACTTTACTGGAAGTGGATGAATTATGAGTAATTTCGTGACACTTGGAATGGATGGTAAGCCTGTAGAAATAAATTCTGAAATTGAAGAAAAGATTTCAGAAATTTTTAATGAACAATATGAGTATATTTTTTCAGGTGATGGGGAATACTTAAAAAGACTTGATGAATCTTTTAACGTGCTGAAGGTTTCACTTATTACTTTGCTAATGCCATACATTTTTGCAGGTGCGAATTATGCTATTGGTTTAATTCGCACACAATTTCCAGGTTATGACGAAGATGTTTCAGAAGAATTACTAAGGTCTTTTTCAGAACATATTGACCAGTCAATTAGAAAGATTCACGAAACAACAAGAAAAAGACTTATTGCCTTACTTGAGGTTGACCCCCATCTTTTATCTGCTGAAAGTTATAAGATTTCTGTAATAGGTAATAGACCTTTTGTAATAAATGAATATGAAGGCGTGTTTCTTTTTAATCGTGGAATTATTGAAGTGCTTAAGAAATCGAGATTTGCTTACTTTGTCAAATGGAATACTTCTAATGATGAAAAGGTTTGTGCGGTTTGCAAGCCACTTAACGGGGTGATAATGCCCCTGTCACAAGCAACGATTCCACCACTTCATTTTGGATGTCGTTGTAAGTTGGCTTTTGTGCTTGATAGGAGACTTTTGATGCAACGATACAAAACCTAATAGAAGGGCTACAAGGCATGTCAAATTAGTTTTTGGTATCTATGTACTAAAAGCATTCTATCGTTGAATTTAGACCCCTTCACGGGGCTTACAGGGGCATTGTAGAATGAGCAGTAACAGTGTAAAAATCAGTGTGCGTGGAATTGAAGAACTCAGCCGAAAATTGAATAAGTTGGACGTGCAAATTGGGGAACTTGAAAAACCGTTGAAGAAGGTTGGCGTTATGGGTAGGGCTGCTGTTGCATCTTACCCACCCTATACTGATTCTTGGAAATCAGGAAGGCCAAGTTTTATTAGAAAGCGTCCTGGTTCTAAATATGTTAGAACTGGGGCATTACAGAAATCTTGGTTTGGACGCTTGCAGAAAAAAGGTAAGGGTGGCCCAAGTTATATTATTTATCAAAAGACAAGCATGAATCCAAGAGAAAAAGTAGATGCACGTGCATATATGAATTATGTTCAGGGTTCTGAACAATCATCTATACATGCTGGACAGTGGAATACTTTAGATGATTGGATTGAAATACTTGAACCTGTTGTAACAGACGAAGTAGAAAAGTTTATAAATACACTTATTAAATGAAAAATGGTATCTTATTAAAGAAAGACATGATAAATTCTTTATTTTTTATGTCAAAAATGAATGTTATGCCATTTTTATTGAATATATTTACTTCTTTCTCAAAAAGAAATTCTAAATCAATTGATTCAAGTGTTTTGCAGGCAATATAGGAAAGTCTTTTGTTAGACTGTCCAGTGTTTATACATTCACCTACTGCTAAAAATTCATTTGTAAAATTAACACTTGTTGCACGTGTTTTTGCAACTAATACGAAAACACGTTCATCATAATTGATTACAATAACTTCATAATAATTAAC